CGCTTATGCCTTCAGCTAAGAAGCGAAGTGCGGTGGTTAGGGTTGCGTTATTCATCTAATTGTGCAACCAAACGCCCAACAATCCATTGAACTACTGGCACCGCTACCGCGTTACCCATTTGTTTATAGCGGTTTGAATCCGCTTGCCCTGATGTCCAATTATCAGGAAACCCTTGCAGGCGTTCACATTCAACAGGTGTGAGTCGGCGAACTGTTTGTTCTGTTGCTACTCCGTGACCACTCACACGATCTAAAGTAAACATTGGTGAACCATCATCACTAAAACCTTTACCTTGTGGCCCTGATGTGTCAGCTCTACCAATTACTGTTCCCTGAATTGGAATTGCAACCGCTTGACCGCCTGTTGTGTCTAATGTGTAAGCCGGTGCATTTTCATCACCAATTCCTAAACCATTTTGATTTTTTTCCATTTCTCGCCCATCTTGAATCGGAAAAACCATTGGCACATTTCCCCCGCCCGTTCCATATCTTGAAATAACTGTTGGCACAATGCCATCTTCATAAACTCGCACATCGTTTACGCGAGTTCCATCAATAATTAAAACTCCAGGTTTTCCTTCGTTAGCGCCGCCTGATCTCAATGTGTGAAAATTCCTTTCGTCAATGCTTGCATTGTAAAAATCTATTGACACAATCAAAACCGTTGCTCTTGTTTCACTTGCGTTGTCAAATACATTCAAAGTCGGCACTACCCCCCCCGAAATCCAAGTTTCGTAATCATCAACATTTTGCGCTCGGCGCGATTTAGTCCACCACATTTGAAATTATCGCTTTGTTGTCAGTTAGATCATCAACGGCAATTCCTTTGTAATCTCTAGCGCATAAAGTGCCGCTTATTGCGTTGCCACCTGCTCCAAGGCCGTTTGCAATGGTAGAGGCAGAACCTTTCCGCGTTTGTTTGCTCTGCGCAAGATACCCTGCGCGGCCTTCGCTGATAGCGAGTATTTCCGCAGGTGTTCCCCCTGTACCTCTAAGACATCCGACAATGAACACTCGACGGCGGCGTTGGGGGATTCCAAAGTGTTGAGCATCAAGCACTCGCCACGCGACATCAAACCCGATGTCATCCAACGCTGTGATGACTGTTGCCATATCTCTTCCGTCATTTGAGGATAATAAACCAGGGACATTTTCAAGAATGAAGTTTTCCGCTTTGGTTTCGGTAAGAAGTCTGACGATTTCCCAAAATAATCCTGATCTACTTCCCTGAAGTCCAGCTCTTTTGCCTGCAACTGACAAGTCTTGACAAGGGAAACCACCGGTGATGATTCCTCGCTTTGGGTTAAATCCTGCTGAAATAAGTTGTTCACCTGTGACCCCCGAAATATCGCCGAAAATTGTTGAGCTTGGAAAATGTCGGCGTAACACTTCCTGCGCTTTCTTATCCCATTCAACTGATGCAACTACGGTTACACCTGCTCTTTCAAGGGCTAAGTCAAATCCACCGACACCTGCAAAGAGTGAAACAGCGGTGATCTGCCCTACCATTCCAGCGCCAACCAAAAGTTGCCAAGGTCAATGTTGAGCATATATTTATCAACTGAAAACCCTAAACCGAAACCTTTGCGAACTCCAAGGCACATAAATAAACCTTCGCTGATTCTTATTTCTTTTATCATTAGTCTTTCCCCCAACCCGTTCCCTTAAAATGAACGGCAGGTGCCGCCCAAACCCGTTCCATTGCTATCTCGCAATTGCTGCATTTATATTCAATCTCAGCTTCATCAACCTTGCGAAAGATTGGCATTACCACTTCGCATTTCGGGCATTTGTAATCAATTATTGGCACAACTCCCCCTTTGTTTTGTAGCCGTGAAATGGTTGGAATCGAACCAACTGAAGGCGCTTCCCCCCGCCAATGCAAACCTGCCATTTCGTTCCCCGCCAACAACGATTAAACGGGGAGATTTAGTTTATTTCTGTTGTGCGCCTAATTGTGCCAAGAGTGCAGCAACTTCAGGTGTAATCCCCGCAGGTGAATCAACCACCGCAGGGGCAGGGGTATTCGCCCCGCCAATGAAAGCATTTGCCTTGGCAACTGCTGCGACATCGCCTGTTGCATCTAGCAGTATCCAGGGGGCCGACTTTCCCGGTTTTGCTACCCCGCTGGAAATTCTTGCCAAAACTTTCTGCCCAACCTTTGCCTTGAGTGCGTTCTTGAGTGCGACATTGAAGAACAAAACATTGTTATAGGTTTTGTTATTGTCAAGATCAACAAGATTAACTTCAATTGCATCGGTTTCGCCGTGAACTGTTTGGATTCCAACCTTGTATTCGATTGGTTCAATGATTAGTAAAAATCCTGCTAAGTCTGCGACCTTAACACTTTCTGTGGAGCTACTTGGTGCGCTGAATGTCATTTGACATCCCCCGTTTCTGTTTGGGTGTTGCTTGGTTGTTGGTTTTCCAACTCTATTGGTGGTGATAGTTCAGCCAATTCTTTTGCGATGTCATTGATTGTTTTTGCGGGAATCCCGCAGGCGCAACCATCGGTGCAACACATCATTTGGCTTCCGTATCTCCATTGCAGGCAACCGATAAATCGGTGCTGAATGGTCTGAAATAAGGGCAATAATTACAATTCCGCGATGGTACCGCAGGAATAACTGCCCACATTGTAGGGGAACTTTCAACATCAACTGTTGATAAAAGCTCATAAACATTATCTAGGCGTTGAAGTGCGCCTACGGCAATTTGTTCATCGTAAGGATGAAGCTCAAGGTACATATCCGATATTTGGCCGCCAGTTGGGAGAAAGGCAAGCCCAACTTGCTTAACATCGTGGCCCTCTTGCGCCTTGCCGTAGGCGTACAACATAACCTGAATTATCTGTTGTTTGGTTCCACCTGAACTGCGTTTTTCTTTTACATTCGCAGGTGAGGTTGTTTTCCAATCAATGACAATCCCATTTTCCTTATCGTAGAGATCAACTGTCCCGGCAAGATTGGCACGAATCTTAACCTTGCTCTCGACCTCAAAACGATCAGGAAACTTTGCAAAAATGCCCTCTAAGTGTGAGTGAATGGCAGTTCCAACTTGAGCTGCCCAATTACCCCCACTTGATTCATTCACCTTATCCCAATCAAGTAATTTATAGGCTAACTTGCGGGTACATTCTTGCCCCACTTCACTTGGGCCAATGTAAACCTGCTGCGAACGGGGCGAGAAAATACCCGCTTGGGTAATAATCTCGCCCAATTCAATTGCAAGCGCCTTACTTGGAGTGTTCAAAGGTGTAAAGGTCATTGCTTATTCATCATCTCTTACAACGGTGAATCGGCGTGTTGTTGAAACAACTTCAAGTAAATCAATTACCTGAGCAGGCAAGATTTCTCGCGCCCGCTTAGTATCAAATCGCTTGGACTCAACAACCGACCATCTGATGACAGGGCGGTTGCCAAACATCCCAACTTGGGCATCGCCAAGGGCGGCTTCCAAGTGTGAACGGGCAATGTCTGCAACCTCTGTCCATTCCTTAATCTTTATCAACGCAGCTTTGTATTGCTCAAACCACGCATTTGCATCAGCATCGAAATCAACGATGCCTTTCTCTATTTCAACGGTCACTTTAACCCCCAAAGTTTTTTAGTACCATTTTTTTATTTTGAAATGTTGCCAAGCGGCGCAGGGGCCACCTGAACCATATTTTCTGCCGATGTAAGCAAGGGCAGCAACGGTTTGGGCAACTTCAGATTTACTGCGAGTCATCCCAAGGTTTCTATAAGTTGAATCTAACAATTGCCCAACACCTTCGGCTGAGCTTGTTGGATTCTTTTTGTTCTTCCAGGCGCTTTCCTTGCCCATCAGCAAATTAAAACACTTGAAGTCTTTTTTAGTGAGCAACTCGCGGGCGAGTTCCTTGTGATTTACCTGCATCAAAATTGGGCGTTCTTTGTAGATGACCAATTCAGGAATTGCAGGTGTTGGATTTATTGCTTGAACCAATAGTGAAGTCACGGTTGATACCACCAATATAAGGGCGATTCGGTTAATGACTCTTTTTGTGTTTGGTTTGATTGGATTGCTCCTTCTCTAGCTGCCTTCGCAAGTTGTGCCGAAACCTTGTAAACATATTGGCTCGAACATTCAACTGTGATGGCAATTTCGTTGGCGCTTTTGTTTTCCCATAACATCTGATGAATCATAATTGCTTTTTTAGATATTACAGTTCGCCGGCTTTTGCGGTTAATACTTTGCCGTTGATCGGCTGTGTATCCGCCCCAAAATCCGTAAACAATTCGCTTGTCAAGTGCGTACTCCAAACATTCCTCTCTATGAATACAACTCCCGCAGATTTGCTTGAGTCGGGGCAGGCGTTCTGCCTCATCGTGCTTCGTATCTGGAAAGAAATAATCTTTATCGTCAACTTTTGCACATTGGGCTTCGGTAAACTTTGGGGAATCGCTGAAAATGTCAAAATTCATCTCCTTGTTCCGTAGCCCGCATCTCTGAGTAAATTGATGATTTGTTCTAGCGACATAATCGCCCACCAATTCGCGGTGTTGGTGATACCAACGCCGTTAGGTTTTACAACCAAAACGCCAAAGTCTGCCTTAGCGTTTTTGGTTTCCAACTCGGTTTCTTTCAACCAAGCTGGAATCTTATAAGTTTTATGATTCTTAACTTCCCAAGCCAATGCAGGGGTGCCTGTTATATCGCCAAGATCGAGTGACCCGTTGAGCGCCCTTCTTTCGGCGTAAGGGAATCCGTTATCAATTAAGAATTTGACAACGGCAGTTTCCGCTGAGGTTCCCTTTGCTTTGGCTTTAGACATTAAATCTCGCCTTCATTGCGAGCAAAAATGCCAACAACTGAAATCACACAAATAATCATTACAACTAGAGCTAACCAAAACATTTGGCGTTTTCCTTTCCGTTCAAGGTCAAGGGTGACACAACCTACACCATAAACCTGATCGCGACACGCTAACGGCTAAATTGAATCTCCACCTGAAAGGGTGCCGAAGTGTTCACATCAAACTTAGCTGAAAGCACTAAGGCAGTTTTGATGGCGTTGGTGGCGGTGTCAATGTTCATTGTTGCGCCAACCGCTTCGCCGTAAACCTGCGCCATTGAAGTCAGGTAGCCAATGGCGTACGCGCTACCCGACCCGATGCCGTAGGTAAAATCTATTGATTGCGAGATGCCAAGATCATTGCCAATTTCAAAGATGTTGCCATTAAAGGCAAGCAAGTAGGCAAAGCTGGCGCCTTCTTTTTGGTAATCGTAGCCATTGTCTTTGAACGCCTTGATAATGCTTGGAATCACCTTTCGACCCATAAACCCAACGGGGTCGGTGCCATCGTAGGCAGGCGGTTTCCAATTATACATAAGCACATCACCGGGGCGGCAATCACCGCATACACCCAAGAGGTACTTACCAACCTTGACGATTTTGGGCGTTGAAGGCGAAATGATGCGTTTGTCACCATCGGTGATTTGGCTGTCAGCTCCAAGGATGGCAAAGCCTTTGCCCTGGTAGCCTGCGATTGTGGTCATAGGGGTCAATTCTACCCTTTTGAGGGGTATTTGTGGGGTGGGTAACAGGCGGGAAATTAGCCTCATTTGCCTTGGGCGTGTCTTGACACTCTGTCGCGACAGGTGCTAATTTTCTCTTATGGGGAACGGCCCCAAAGAAAGAAGGCTCAAAATGAAGCTAGTTCCAACAAATGAAAAAGTGCAAATCAAGTGGTTTGCAATTTTTGCTGACGGTTCAAAAATGCGTAACAACCAAGGTTTTGTTCACAATGCTTGGGATG